GTTGCACACTGGCGTGTTACTGAATCTGAAACTGTTGGTGACGACACATTCACTGCATCCTCATACGGCACTGTAGGCTTTACACCTGACCCTACTGCATCTGACTACATTGCTTATGACAGCCTGACAGAGGCTAACGTACTGGCATGGGTACACGCAGAGGTAGACCAGAGTGCTACTGAAGCGGCACTGACTGCTAAGATCGAAGCAGACAAGAACCCAACCAGTGGCTCTGGCGTGCCTTGGTAAATGATTGACCCTGTTACTGCTATTGCTGGAGCCTCTAAAGCATTTGCTATGGCGAAGGCAATGGTAGAAGCAGGAAGGGCTGCTGAAGACACTATGATGCAGATAAGTACTTGGTACGGACACGCATCTGATGTCATCTACGCAGACAACAAGGCAAAAAGAGCATCACCTTTTAAGAAGGTTGTGTTTAGGAAAAGTGTAGAAGCAGAAGCTATACAAACTTTTGCTGCAAAGAAGAAGATAGAGGCACAACAAAGAGACTTGATAACCATGTTGAACTACGCATACGGTAGTCAAGGACTTTTAGAGTTTCGTGAACTAAAGAAAAACATAGCAAGAGAAAGAGAAGAAACGGTTTATAGACAACAAGAACTAAAGGAAGCACTTGTTAGTTCTTTTGCTATAGTAATGATGACAGGGCTTTTAGCTGGGTTGTTGATGTTTATTATAACAGGTGGTAAGTAATGACTAGAACAGAGGAACTGATAGCTAGGCTCGAAGGACACGAGAAGGAATGTCTTGTTCGTTACGAAATGATTCAACGTCAGCTTGATTCAGCAGGTAAGGACATTACTGTCAACCGTCAAGCTGTCTTTGCTCTGTACCCTTTTATTCTTGGTGCATTAGTCTTTGCCGAGTACATAAGATGATAGAGGCGCTTATAGGGCCGGTTACAGGGCTTCTAGACAAGTTTATACAAGACAAGGACCAGAAGGCAAGGCTGGCCCATGAAGTTGCTACAATGGCTCAGATACACGCACAGGAGCTTGCTACAGCACAGATAGAAGTTAACAAGGTAGAGGCAGCACACAAGTCCTTGTTTGTCTCTGGTTGGCGTCCTGCTGTTGGTTGGTGTTGTGTACTAGGCATGACAGGTAACTTTATGGTTATACCCTTTACTAACTTTGTTTTGGCGTTGTTGGCTATTGAAGTAACTATACCGCTTATTGATCTTGAGACTATGATGCCTGTACTTATGGGTATGCTTGGTCTTGGTGCAATGCGTTCTTATGAAAAAACTAAGGGCGTATCGAGGGAGCAGTAATGGCATTACGACCGGGAATGTTAACAGGCAGTAAAAAGAAGCCAACAAAGGAAGCGCCTTCGGACGACCCAAAGGACGACACTATTGACACGCCTGTAACTTCAGAACCGCCTCCGGTTACTGCCCCGCCTAAACCCCCACGCCCAGTAAAAGGCGAGGAGCCTGAACCTGCTCCAGAACCTGAACCAGAGCCTGAGCCAGAACCTAATAACTACCCTCGTTTTACTGGAACAACTTATCAAGAGTTTGTAGAGTGGTACAAAGGTAGTCCTCTTGAGCGACAACTACGCAGCTACTACGAGTCTAGGGGAGAAGAATACGTAGAGCGTCCTAGTCCGGGCTACGAGCGTAATGAATCTGGTAGGTACGTTGACGACGACAACAAAGAACTTTTTTACTGGACAGGTTCTAGAACCGACAGTGAACACGGTTTTGCAGGACTAGAAGCGGAAGCCGACTACAAAACACAAGCTGACATTAAGGCGTCTTATCAACAAGACTCCATGCTCCAGAGTACTTTTGGTAGTTGGGACAAGTACTGGTCATACATACAAGAAAGACAAGACATGATAGATCAAGGGATCATCATGGATCGTTGGGAGCAGGACGCACAACTTTGGGACGAGCGTGTTATAAAAGGGGTTAACAACCGTGGTGGCCCAAACGCTGACGCCATCAGTGCTATTATTACAGCAGAAATGAACCGACGTACAAGTGACGACCGTAGTGCAGAAGAAGGCTTACGTGATTCCTACGGCATCCCCAGAACCATGTTTAACTCTGATGGTGACGAGCTTGTTTGGAACGGTAGTGGTTGGCAGTTAGCAGTAGAAGCAGACGATTTCGATAAGTTCGATATCTTTAAAACAGTTATGGTGGGTATCGCTACGGCAGGGGCTGGTATTGGAGCTTCAGTATCAACCGCTTTAAACCTTACTGGGGCTAGTGCTGCTGCCGTAACTGCCGCTGTGGATACAGTTGTTCGTCAGGTAGCAACCGGCGCTTTTGAAGGCGAAATAGACGTAAACCTTAGAAGTGTTATTAGTGCTGCTATTACTGCAGGAGCTTTAGACGAAGAATTAGGAGAGGCGCTTCTTTCTCAAATTCCTTCTTCAGGTATAGAGTCTATAGACGCAGCTATTGAAGCAGGAGTACTGTCTGCTGCTACTGACGCTTTAATAGACGGAGAACTAGACCTCGAAGGCATTACTAATGCAATGGTACAGGCAGGTCTAGGGACTCAGTTTGAAGACGTAATAAAACAGTTAGAAGAAGCAGGAAACTTAGGAGGACGGGAGCTTCAAGACTTTATAAGGTCTGTTCGAGAACAGTTTCCTGATGTTGACCTTAGTTCGCTTGAAGACGCTCTTAGAAATATTGCAGATGTTTTACCCAGTGGTGACGCCTTACAGTCTATTGCTGACAGAACAGGCAGGGCTTGGGAAGACTTTAAAGATTTCTTAGATGAAAACGAGATTGTTCAAGACGCCTACGACATTGTTAAAACAATTTATGATACTGTAGACGCTGCTGTACCTACAGACATAGAAGAACTAAAGCAGTTTATTAAGAGTATGTTTGCTGGTGCAATGCCTATAGGAGAATGTGAAGAGGGTCGTCCTAATGATGGAGGAAAAACTGGCGGCTGGACAGGAACTTCTTCAAGAAGAACAGGAGACGAAACTGTTGTTGTAGTTAGTCCCGGAGGCCCCGGCCCCGGTTCTAGTGACGCTATGGATCAGTACCCCGGTTGGATGGACTGCGTAAACCTTGGTTTCCTTATTGGGCTTCCGGGTTTAGATATACCACTTCCACCACAGTTAACAGATTTTTCTGTAGCCGACTTACGTGCTGCAGTTGTAGACGCTGGGGACTCTTTTGACGAGTTCCTTAGTGATCCTCAAGCATGGCTCGACGAAAAAATTGAAGATATTAAAAATGGAATTACAGAGCCGTTTAGTGATCCAACAGCACTCCAAGATTATATTGCAGGTATCTTAGGCGGTGTTCTTGCTGGAGCTTTGTATGAAGGAATTAAAAATGAATTAGAAGAGGAAGTAACTGACCTCTTTTTACCTTTTGCACCAGAAGAAGAAGGAAACGACTGTACAGTAGAAGGCGCTGACGGTGAAGCCCGTGGAAGAGTACAGGGCGGTCAATGTGTTCCTCTTACGCAAGAAGAGATAGACGAAGTAGACGCTCCTTTGGGTCGTTGTGAAGACGGAACACCTAAAAACGACGAATTTGGTACTAACTGTACAGAGTACTCTAAATTTGGTTTTTGTAAGGACGGAACAAAAAGAGAAGACCCAGACGGTACTAATTGTGCAGAGTACATACCTCCTTTTGAAAACACAGGCCCTACTGTTGAAGACTGTGCTGCTTTAAACAGAGCACATATTCCAGCTAATCCAGAAGCCGGTCAAATAAGCAGTTGTGGCGGTTGTGGTGAAGGTTTTGAGCCAGTTGCTAACGGCGGCGGTGAAAACGTCTGCGAACCTGTAGACGACGTTCTTGAGCCTTGTACAGGCGATCAAGTACGTAACGAGGTTAGCGGTGAATGTGAAGACCCTACGCCAGATTTTGCAGACGGCGAACCCTGTAAAACTCCTGATGGTTTAGACGGAACTTATAATTCACAAGGAAACTGTATACCAACACCTCCTCCACCAGAGTTTGGCTATTGTGAAGACGGAGCAACAGCTAAAGCAGATGCTGAAGGTACTAACTGCTCTGAGTACGTTGTTCCCGGTCCAGAATTTGGTTACTGTGCAGACGGGGCTACTGAAAGGGCGGACGCTGATGGATCAAACTGCCTTGAAAATCAACCAGAGCCTGAACCTGAGCCAGAACCTGAGCCAGAACCAGAGCCTGAACCAGAGCCAGAACCAGAGCCAGAACCAGAGCCTGAACCTGAGCCAGAACCAGAGCCTGAACCTGAGCCAGAACCAGAGCCTGAACCAGAGCCTGAACCTGAGCCAGAACCAGAGCCTGAACCAGAGCCAGAACCAGAGCCAGAACCAGAGCCTGAACCAGAGCCTGAACCAGACATTAATGGTGACGATAACGATGACAGTACTCCTACTGATACCGGTCCAAATGAAGGAGACCCATGTGAAGCCGCTAACGGCGAAGCAGGGACTGTTAGAGACGGTATTTGTTTTCCAAACGTAGTTTTACCAGACCCAGAACCTGAGCCAGAACCTGAGCCAGAACCAGAGCCTGACACTGGCGGAGACAACGGTGAAGACGATACTGATGCTATAGCTCAACCACAGCCGGGAGACCCTTGTAAAGTAGGTGACGTTGACGGTGAAATAGACGAAAACGGAGCATGTATTCCTATAGGAGGAAATACTACTACTCCTTCGGTTGAAGAATGTAACGACCCTAACGCAACTGTAGCAGAGGACGGTAGTTGTGGCCCTTGTAAAGAAGGGTTTACTATAGACATTGAAACTGGCCTGTGTTTTGCAGACTCAGTTGAAAGCACGTGCCCTAATGGTGCTTCTGACTATCCTCTATGTACTGAGTGTGCAGACGGTTCTAGGCCAAGCGACCACGAAGAAGGAAACTGTGGTTTACCAATAAGTATAGCTCCAGAACCTGAGCCAGAACCAGCACCAGCACCAGCACCAGAACCTGAGCCTGAACCAGAGCCAGAGCCAGAGCCTGAAGAAGGAGGCTCCGGTGGTGGAGGCGGAGGTGGCGGCGGCGGCAGCGGAGGAATGCTTACTGGAGTTCCAGACTGGCAACGACAACCGTTTGCTGCTGTAGAGTACAGAGCACCAACAAGAGCAATAGACGTTTTAAACCAGTTTGTTGAAAATGAAATCAAAAGCTCGCTAATACAAGAAGACAAGCCAAAAGGTCTTTTCTCTTAATTACCAAGGACTTTTAAATGACCTATTTAAATATAGTAAACAATGTACTACGTAGGATGCGTGAAGACGAAGTAACGTCTGTGCAAGAAAGCACCTATAGTAAAATGGTAGGGGACTTTGTAAATGACGCTAAGAGAATTGTAGAAGACTCTTGGGACTGGTCGGCGTTGCGTACTACATTAACAATTACAACAACTGCTGATGTTTTTAACTACGTACTAACTGGTAGTCAAAACAGGATTAAAGCTCTAAATGTTATCAACGATACTGCTAACTTGTTTATGGAGTACCAAACGGCAACATTCTTTGACGAAGCTTACTTGATTTCTGATGCTCGTAAGAGTGCTCCTAAGTACTACACGTACAACGGTGTTGATAGTGATGGTGATACTCAGATTGACATTTATCCAATTCCTGACAAAGAGTACACCATTCGGTTTAACTGTGTCAAAAGAACGGGTGACTTGTCCGCTAACGACGACCGACTTACGATACCTAACATGCCCGTGTTGCACTTAGCTATTGCATTATTAGCCCGTGAACGTGGAGAGACTGGTGGTACGTCTGCTGCTGAGTACTTTAAGATTGCTGAAAACTACATGTCTGATGCTATTGCTTTAGACGCTCAGAAGCATCCAGAAGAAGTAATCTTCTATACCCCTTGAGGTAAATTATGGCACAACAACTTAACAGTATCAATCTTGTTGCACCGGCCTTTAAGGGAATCAATACAGAAGATTCTCCGTTGCAGCAAGACCCTTCGTTCGCAGAGATTGCAGACAACGCTGTAATTGACAAGCGTGGGCGTATTGCTGCACGTAAGGGTCATGACGTTGTTACAACAAACAAGACTGCACTAGGCACGGCTGCTCTAAGAGCCATTAAAGAATTTAAAGACGACGCTGGAAACACCAAGATTTTTTCTGTTGGTAACAATAAGATCCTAAGCGGTACTACAACTTTAGCCGACGAAACTCCCGGTAGTTATACAATTACTGCTGACAACTGGAAAATGGTTAATTTCAACGACAAAATCTATTTTTTTCAGCGTAGCTTCCAACCTTTAGTCTATGACAACGCAGGAGGCTCTGTAGTCACGCTCAGTAGCGTTTCTGGTGCGGCAGGTGTTACTAGTGCTATGTACGGTAACGAAGTCCTAGCGGCCTATGGAAGGCTCTGGACGGCTGACTTTGGCGCTAACAAATCTACTATTTACTGGACTGACCTTTTGATAGGACATGACTGGTCCGGAGGTACTAGCGGTTCTATTGACATTTCTAAAGTATGGCCTGACGGTCATGACGAGATCGTAGCGTTAGCGGCGCACAACGGTGCTTTGATTATCTTTGGTAAACATAGTATTGTTGTTTATGAAGGTGCTGAAGCACCAGCGACAATGGCATTAGCAGACACCGTAGCAGGAGTCGGCTGCGTTGACCGTGACACTGTACAGCACACAGGTACTGACGTGTTGTTTTTGTCACATACAGGTCTAAAGAGCTTTGGTCGCACTATACAAGAAAAGTCAATGCCTATGGCTAACTTGTCTAACAGCATTACTAAAGACATTATAAATTTGTTGCAAAACGAAGTTTCTTTTTATAGAACTGTTTATAGCCCAGAAGAAGGTTTTTATCTATTAACTTTTGTAGGTCAAGACGTAACCTATTGTTTTGACGTAAGGGGCACACTAGAAAACGGCTCTTATCGTGTTACTCGTTGGCCCGGTACTAGTTTTACGTCTTATGGTAGGCTTGAGAACGGTAAGCTGTACATAGGAACTACAGAGGGTATTAGCGAATACAGCGGCTATAGCGACAACGGAACAAAGTACAGGTTTAAGTATTATAGTCCGGGTTTGACCTTTGGTGACCCGTCGATGTTAAAAAGAGTTAAGAAGATTAGGCCAACACTGGTAGGCGCTAATAGTGCTACGGTGTTTCTTAAGTGGGCCTATGACTTCGACACATTCTACAGAACTGCAGAGTTTACTGTAGGAAACCAACAACCTGCTTTCTACAACGAGGGCGAGTTTAACGTGGGAGAGTTTACCGGTGGTGAACTAACGTCACGTAGAGCAGTCAACGCTACTGGTGGTGGCGGAGTTATTAACATAGGTCTGGAGGCAGATATTAATGGTTTTGCATTGTCTCTTCAAGAAATTAACGTATTAGTTTTAAAGGGTAAAGTACTATGAGCAACTACAGTAAAACTACTGACTTTGCCGCTAAGGACAGTCTACCTTCTGGAGACAGCGGTAAAATCATAAAAGGCGCTGAGTTTGAGACGGAGTTTGACGCTATCTCTACAGCTATTGCTACGAAGGCAGACACAGCATCACCAACATTCACAGGGACAGTAACAATACCTGCATTGACATTTAACGGTACGCTGTCAACAGGAACTATTGACGGAGGTACATACTAATGCCAGATTTTTTAGCAGAACTTTTAGGTTTAGGCGGTGGCGCTGCTTTATTAAAAGAAGCATACGACAGATTAGGCGAAACCGGACAAGAAGCTTTTGAACGCTTCGGAGAAGGGTACACTGATCCTGAAACAGGGGAGTTTACTCCGGGCCTTGCTAGTGAATTATCAGGAATGCTGGAGTTTCAACCGTACACAGTTACTTCAGCCACTGGTGGTCAATTCGGTATGGCTGCTGACCCAACTACAGGTCAGATGCAGTACAACCTTTCGTTGTCTCCTGAAGAGCAAGCTTTGCAACAACAGCTTCTACAACAGGCCCAAAGTTTTTACGGACAGGCTGCAACACCTTCTGCAGAACTAGAGGAGAACGTGCTTAACCGAATGCGTGAACTTCGTGCGCCAGCAGAAGAACAAGCCAGAGCAGACTTAGAGCAACGTCTAGCAGCACAAGGACGCTTAGGTACACGCACGAGCATGTTCGGCGGTACTCCAGAACAACTTGCGATGGCTAAAGCACAACAGCAAGGGGAGTCTGCAGACATCCTACGTGCAATGGAGTTTGCAAGAGCAGATCAAGATAGACAACAACGACTTGGCTCAGGTATGCTAGAGGCTTCTTACTTACCACAAGGTCAGTTGTTAGCTGCGTTACAGCCGGGAATGACTACAGCAGAACGACAGCGTCAGTCGGTGTCTGAACAAGCGCAGACTTATGGTGAAACTTATGCTTCAGCCATTAACGCATTACTCGCTGCTGCACAAGGTCAAGCAAGTTTGTATGGGAACTTAGGCTCTGGTGTAACTACTGCAGCAGCTAAAGGCCTCTTTGCTATCTAACAAGGGAGAATAAAAATGGCACAAGTATCATCAACAGTACTCCAAGGACTAGCACAGCCGTCCTTTGGTAGGGGCATGTTTGAGCTAGGTTCTGCCCTTGGCGGAATACCGACACAACGTAAACAAAAACAAAAGCAAGAAAAGTTTAACGAGATTATGAAACTTGGTCAAGCTGCAATGGCTCAAAACGACCCTGTTAATTTGTCTCGTGTTTCACAACAATTAGCTGCTTTAGGTTACACTAAAGAAGCGCAACAGTTCTCTACTGCGGCACAACAAGCAGAACAAAAGATGAAACAAACAGAAGGTGCACAAGGACTTATGTCTGCTATTTCTGGTGAAGAAGGTTTTACTCCTGAAGTAGAACAAAGTCTTATTGTTTCTGGTATTACTCCTAGTCAAATTGTTGCAGGTAAAAAGGAAAGAAGGTCTCAAGAAGCAAGAAAAAATGAAAAAGGCGCATTAGGTTCTTTATCGTCTGCCGCTTTAATTAAGGCCGCTAAAGATAAAGACCCAGTAAGTTCTGAAGCTTACGTTAGGTCTTTGATTGATACGCAAGATGTTACGAGGTTAAGAGAATTTTTAAGTAAAGAAAAAGATGTTGGTGGAAGTAAGGCAGCTCCTAGTATTCGTTCTATTTTTAATGCAAAAAAAGGCTACAACGAAGACATTGCTGTTTATCGAGACGATACGGGTGCAATAGTAACAGAAACAATAGGTAGAAGCGAAGTAAAGGAAGAAGATCCTCGTGACACGGGTTTACGAACTGCTACGGGTCTTAAACTTTTTGATGCTGTGATAGACGAGGCTCGTAAAGCTTCTCAAGAAACCGCTGAACTTAGGGAAATAGTAAGACAAGCTGAAGATTTGGCAGGAGTGCCTTTAGGCGGTTTACCCGGTAAGGCTAGAAACTTTGTAATTTCTGATGTTGCTGGTTTAGCTGACAAATACAGTTATTTAAGAACTCAATTAAATAAACAACAAATGAAGTCGGCTATTGCTTTACTTCCTCGTGGCCCTGCTTCGGACAGGGACGTTGCTTTGGCTTTAAACGCTTCTCCTAACTTAAACGACTATAACGCAGAAGAACGCATAAGTATTTTAAGGGGAATGGTAAAACTTCAAGAAGCACAAGAAAGATATTTACAAGAACGTAGAGCCTACATGACACAAACAGGCGATCCTATAGGGCTTGGTTACGAGGAGTACTCGCAAGCTATGGGTTTAAGCGAGCAAAGAATTGCTTTTGAGCAAGATTACTCTGCACAAGTAAATACCCTTAAAGAACTACTAAGAGCGTTGCCTGAAGATTCAATAGCGGCTGAACAGGCCTTAGAAGTAATAAGACAACAAGAAAGCAGTTTTGTAAAAGAAGGGAAACTTCCTGCAAGTTATTTGTCAATGCTTGAAAACGAAGATAGCGCAATACAGCAGTGGAAAAAAGTTAAACAATCTAACGACATTCCTATTTCACTTCTTTAAGGAGAGTCAACGTGGCTTTACGAGACATATACATTAGGGACGAAGAAACGTCTACACAAGAAACAACGGTTACTGACCCTTCTTTAGACGAATTTAGAATGCTTGTTCGTCAGAGACTAGAGGAGGCCGCTGACCAGATAAAGGTTCAAAACCTAGAAAAATCTGATGCGTACGTACGTGAAACAGGATGGACTGACGAGGACTCCGTACTAGCTGCTCAACGGTTTTTTTCAAGTGCTGCGTTAGGCTGGGGTGATGAAGCTGTTATCTGGACAGGTTCTTTATTAGACTCAGATGAAGAAAACTCAACTCAAGAACTCTACAATAAAAGAAAAAAAGAATACGACGAAAGGCAACGGTCTTTTGCTGAGAGAAACCCAAAAGCAGCTATGGCAGCGGACATTGCGGGTGGATTTTTAACTCCTGCTGTTGCTCTACGTGCAGGAACTACACTGGGCCGTGTTGGGCTTTCTGCCGCAGAAGGCGCTATTTATGGCGCTGGTGCTGCTGAAGAAGGTGAGAGAATGTCTGGGCTACAGTCAGGCGCTATGTTTGGTGCTGGAGGTACTGCTGTTTTTACTCTCGCAGGTAAAGCAGGTTCTCAACTGTACCGACGTAGGGTTGACGGAGACTTAGTAGACGTTGATGGAGACTTTGTTCCTTTAACATTAGCTGCTAGTAAACCTGACGGGGTTGAAGGAACTATCCACACATTCTATAGAGATATCGTTGCCCCTTCTTTTGGAGGCAAGGGGGTTATTAGGTCACAAGAACAAAAAATAATAGGAAAGGTAGACGACTTGCTTGAAAGCAAAAAAACTTTTGACGATCAATTGAAGGCTGGTTTAAAAGAAACAGAACAAAAAAGTAAAGAAGCAATGACAGACGCCTTACAAAGAACAAGGGACGAGCTAAAGGACAGCCAAAGGGTTGTCAGGGAGTCAGCAGGTAAAAAAGGAGCGTCTTTACAAAGTAAACTCAGTGCTTTTCAATCTAAGAAACCAGAAGAAATCGCCTCTAAAGCACTTAAGTTAACAAATGACGCTCTTGACTCATCTAATCTTAACTTTAGACAAGAGGTGTACGCCCGTTCTATGCCAGCAGGAGCTACGTTAGAGGACTTAGCACTCGTGTCTTCTAAACAAACTCCCGGAGAAGCCGCTAAAGAAATAGACAAGCTTTGGAACCAAGTTGGTTATTCTATGATTAAAGGAAAAAACATTAGGTTCAAAAAGAATGAACTTGAACAGGCCATCAAGGAACGCATAGAAAAAAGTCCTTTTCTTCAAGTAGACGTAATAAGTACTGATCCTGTTATGAAAATATTTAATAGGGTTGTTGACGACGTTCAAGCTTTTAAAGACAAGAACAGTAGAATAACTGGGGAAAAGGCTTCTGAAATTCGTGCTGAATTAGGTTCTTTAGCTTATAGAGCACCTAACGATCAAGTTAAGTTTTCTCTTTATGGTTTACAGAAGGAGTTAGACGAGATTATTAAAAGTCAGTTAACTCCCAAGCAACTTAAGGCTTTTAACCGTGAAAGCGACAAGTGGAAAACTACTGTTATTCTTCGTGACGCTATTGAAAAAACACAAACAGGATCTAAGCGAGGTGCTTTTGATGTGAGTGACTGGATCTCCTCTGTAAGTCGTAACAACAAGTGGGATAATCGTTACGCAGCAGGGCCTCTTAATCAGAAGGCAAGAGAGCTTGAGGTAGATCACAAGGCTATTGAGAAGTCTATCGCAAGAAGAGCTAAAACTGTTGCTATGCAAAAAGCAAAAAACATAGAAAAAACTATTGTTGCTCATAACAAAGAATTAAAGAGTAAGTTAAGCAGATTAACAACCGAAAACGACCAAAAGAAGTTACGCATCAGAAACAACCCACAATTTGCTGAAGACATTGCAATAAACAGCAAGCAAATTGAACAAACAACTTCTGAAATAAAAGCAATAGAAAAAGAACTAAGTAAACTAAATCAGTTAAAAGCTTCTTCAAACCCCGGTTGGTTTTATACTATGGCTGCTAGTGGTACGTTAGGTGGTTTTATGGGGGGGCCTTTAGGCGCTGGAGCAGGTGTTGCAGGGGCGTACGCTGCAGGACAACTTGGTGGAAGAGCGTTAGCTAAACCTAGTGTTCAAAAGGCAATTGCTGGACAACTACCGTCTCAACAGAAGATTCAACAGCTGATTGCTGCAGATAAAACAGGAAGAACTGTAGAAGCTCTTGAAAGAGCAGGAGGAACCATAGCTACTCGTGGGATGTTAACGCAATAAAAAAGGGGCCGAAGCCCCTGTAGTTTACAACTCGCAGTTATTGCCTGTACAAGCTAACTGCTGAGACCCTTCTGTCATGTCGGAGTTCTCAGAGATGTTCCAGTCAATCGTCTCTGGGAATTCCTCCTTAAGCTTCTCATAGGTCTCTAAGTCTACGGGTTCGTAAGGAGCCTGTTGGTACGTATGTTCGGAATAAGGGAGGAACGATACTCCACTAATCTTGTCGAACTTGTTGTACAACCACTGGCCTACCTCAAGAAATTCATCATCACGGTAGTAGCATGTCATGGACGGCTTATGCTCACACCAAAAGTCCTGATAAATCTCCCATAGCTCAAGTTGTTCCATTGCACCCATTTCAGAGGCCACCACAGCCCCGTCAGGGGATTTTATAGGGAAGCTGAATACCTTAGTAGTAGGTGACATCACGTCGTCCTCTACGGGGATTCCAGCCTCTTCAAGGACGGAGCAGAGTGGGTCTCTTGCGTCTGCTCTGACTCGTCTAATATATTGATCTGAGTATCTAGGGTGGATGCCACTAGCAGAATCAACCAACTGACTAACAGTACCGGAAGGCTTAACAGCAGTAATGGCAGTGCTAACATTGATATTAAGACGACCAGCCCAAATTGCGTTAGTCTCAACAGCTTCCTTTTTAAGCTCAGTAAGCCACGTTTTGAGTACACCTTTATCTCTCCTTCCTGATAGTGTTGGGTGATCCATTATACCCGTTAGACTAACACCCAGCAGTGCTTCTTCTTCAGTGTTCTTCTGCCAGACCTTACGTAGGTAACGGAAGTCTGTTAGGGTAGCCTGTAGAGTCCCAAGGATAGACGCAACACGTACTTTTCGTTTGAGGTCTGAGAGCGTATCTCCTGCCCTGACAACAACTTCTGATAGATTGCAGAATTGGTTAGGTCGTAAGATGATCTCGCTACATGGATTAGTTCCAAAATCATAGGTAGCATCTCGTCGCTCATTCCTTGCAGCTTGCTTTTGACTTGCGACTCGAGAGAACATACCTCGCTCTCCTGAACGGGACTCGTATAAACTTTTCCACTCATTTAAAAATGCCTCAAAGTCTGGCTTCTCTGTATAACATGCACTGTTGTTTGCTAGGCCACGTTGTGGATTGTCCTGCCACCACTGTCCTGACTTTGCTCGTCGGAGTCTGTCGTCAGTGAGGTTAGACAAACTGATGAGAGCACTTCTCCTGACTCCTCCAACGACGACGATCTGTGCAATCTTACAGCAGACATCGTGACATTCGATGGAAGACAGTCTACGTCCAGCAGCTTCCCGAAAGATGTCAACGGTGAATTTAAACAGGTCAACAAGAGGCTCTGGACCAGACGCTCGACCACCGAAAGTCTTAAGAGAGGCCCCTGCAAGTCGTACTCCAGATACGTCCCACTTTGGAAGCTGACCCGAATAGAGCAAGCTGACAAGCTCTCTGTAAGCTTTAGCCCAGCCAATTTTAGAGTCGGCGACGTGTATAACGGTGTCGGTGTCATGAAATTCCTCCGCTACTTCAGGTAGCTTGCTAACGTACTGACGTTCAACACTGTAGCCTACTCCTGTACCACACATGAGTACGTACATCATCTCGTCAAACGCTTTAGGGTGGTCAATAGGTAGGTAGCTACAGTTGAAGCCAGCTACGTTGTCACGATCTAAGGCCTCTCCAGCAGTCATCAGTGCTCGCATAGACGGCATAACGTTCATGTCGTGGATGTCTGCAAAGATACCGTTGGCTTCTTCGAGTGTTAACTTGCCCTTCTCAATCCAGAAGTTTAAGTACCTGTCGATTGTTTCTTCCCAAGTCTCCCGACGCTGTTGCTCTGGTAGGTAACGTGCGTAGCGGGACTTATGTATGTACTGTTGATATGCGTCCATTAATTCATTTCCTTAATTAGTCGTTCAATATACCACTTACACTTACGCAAGTCTTCAATGGGTTTACCTTTGTAGTCATAACGCCAGAGGTACTTCAATGCGTTACCCTTGAGATAACCGTTGAACTCGTTATCAGGCATGGACGCTTTAATTGCTTCGATAGCTTCGATTGCTCCCTTGTTGTAGTGGTCGGGCTGCTCTACAGGGTCTGGTGTTTTCCTGATTGAGAGGTTATTAAGTGCCGCCAAGGTGTCCCACTCTTGTGGAGTCGCTTCATCAATGCTCATTTTCTTCCTCCTCTAGCTCTTGTTCAAACACATCCAGTCTGTTGATTAGCTTGTCCTCAAACCTGTCCAGAATTTGTTCTGAGGTTATCTGTAGGGCCTCCAGTAGGTCATCTGGATCAAAGGTTTTCAAGAGGCGTTCCTTAACTTCCTCTAGCGTTAGTGACATAACTAATCAACTCCTGTAGTGTCTCTATATTATACCATAGTATTTTCTCTTTGTCACACCATTGTGCCATAGTCATTTTGGCACCTTTTCGTATTCTCTTGTTAGGCTGCATAAGAACAAAGATTAACTCTTGACTTTCGGGCAGGGAGTCCCTGATGCTGGTGTACTTCTTCGTGTCTCCATCCCTGAAGTAACCCTTACACTCAATAAGGTATAGACCACTAGGATCAACGAAGTCAGGGCGGTAGCTACGAGAAATAGTGTAAGGAACAGTGAAAGGTTCATAGTTAAACTCCTTTAGTATTTTGGCGACATCTTCTTCAAACGTGCTTCTAAATGTTGATTTCTTGGACCTTCGGCTCATTGTGTACCTCCGTTAAAAACCTTGGACCTGTAGAGTAAGAGAAGGCACGTAGGCCCGGCCAACACTCTTTCTTATACGCACAGTACGAACAACCTACGTCTAACTTCATGTTACCGCTCTTGCCGTCTGGCTTAGGCTCGTAGCAGTTTTCAGGAGGCTCTGGTTGCTTAACCATCTCTTGAACATGCTCAATACGGTCTGTGATGTCAAAGCCTATCTTCTCGTACACAGGAGCTTGAGTGTCCTCTTCGTTGTACAGTAGGTAGGTTAAGTGTCCGTTCTGTTTGTCCATCGCAAGCCATCCAAAACTTGTCTGGTTCTCTGCCTTTGCATATCCTTTAATTTGAGCGACGTATCCAAACGGGTCATCGTAAGCCAGAGTGCCATCTTTGAATTTCTTAAACCCATACGATGAAACACTTTTAACGTCCGTGACAACACCGTCAATTTTGCAGTCCATAGAACCCGTAATGCCGTTGATTTCACATTGCTTTTGTTCTGCTGTAACTTCATGTCCTGAGGCCCTCGTAAGGAATAACAATAGTTCTTCAATCAAATGTCCGTACAGGAACTTAACTAAAGTGTGTCCTTGCATTTCCTCTGACTTTTGAACATTGTTGTAGTGGTTCCATAAGAACCTGTCACGCTTACCTATGTTAGACATTCGTAGCTTACGTCCGTCAAACCGACGACCACCAAACTCCTTACGCATCAAGTCCTTGACATTCTCTCCGAATTGCTCAATGCACTCTTCGATGTCAACGTCTTTATCTACTCTCTTGGTTTTAACAAGCTTGTAAATGTCGTCTACTAAATTGTATACGTTTTTCATTGGTAGTTCCCTACTATACCAGAGACAACCTCTTGGGCTTGTTCCGGTGTGCATTTAAACCACTCACTACGTCTTTCGTACATCTTCTGTAGCTCAGTGTGGGCTTCTGACTCTGCGGCTCTGCGGTCGCTTACATTCCAACTATAGTTTAACACATAGTTCCTAAAAGGTGAAGATGTTTGATAGCTGTTTAAACGGTCCTCTGAGTCAATAGCCATTCCTACTTTGACCCACTCAGGGAAGCTAGGGTTGACAATAACGTACACTTGGCCTTCTACACTGGACTCGTACTTCGCTAGGCTACTGAAGGCAGCGTCCTCAAAGTTCTTGTAGCGACCGGGCTTGTGCAAAGGATGTGCCTTTGATATGTACTTGCTGTTGACGTACATTTGTAGATTGTTTTCTTTCCTTTTAGTTTGTGGGTCATCCTTGTAGTACTTACCCTGTTCTTTTTCATAAACCATTGTTACTCTCCTTAGTGGGTTTCTGCCCATGTTGTTCCAACTTGGTACTCTCCATCAAGAGGGCATCTGAGGTTAAAGTGAACCCCTGCCGCCTTGAGGCATTCGACTGCAAGCCAACCGAATTTCTCTGCTTGGTCTGTAGCCACCTCCGACTGTACTTCGTCATGTATGTTCCCTATGAACTTGTAGTCTAGTTTCCACTGCGGTGCGTAGTCGTCCAGTATGACTAGGGCCTTCTTCATCACGATGGCTCCTGCCGCCTGTAACAACGTATTCAATGCAGCATGTTCAGATCTAACTCTAAGTCTTCGTCCATCAAGTCCTGTGAGATAGCCTCGCCCAGATGCTCGACCAACGCGTTCTCGTAGACTTTCAAGAGCAGGTGTATTTCGTAGAAATCGTTGTTTAAGTTTTGCGCCGTCTCGTGGGCTTCCTCCAACGATAGATCCAATTTTTGCATCTCCGGCTCCGTATAGGAAAGCGTAGATGAAAGTCTTAGCTTGAGGTCTTGTTTCAAGCCCAGCAGCCATTTGGTTTCTTGTGTGAATGTCTTCGGTGAGAAGGACATTGGTAAACTCCTTGTCGTCCATGTAATGAGCCAACATACGTAGCTCAAGGCCACTAGCGTCAAAACCTACTAGCTTCTTACCCTCTGGTACAGTCCAGCATGAGCGACACTCTTTACCGTATAGGCTGTGTCCTGCTGGTACTTGTGCCATGTTGGGGCTTTGGTGGGTCATGCGTCCAGTTACTGCGCCGTTGCTAATGACACGACCGTGGACTCTTCCGTCGTCCTGCACATGTTCCATCCATGAGTGTACCTGCGCGTATCTCTTTTGTAGCATCAAGTACTCACTGACGGACCTAGCCTCTGGAAGGTCAATGGTGGCTAGTACAGCCTCATCAACGATGGCATTCCCTTTCTCCGTAACTTTAGAAAAGACGACACCAAGAGACGATAAGCGTTTTGCAATTTGCTGCCTAGAGCCAACATTAAAGACTTCAACTTTGTCTTTAAGGCGCTTACCGGTTTTCTCAGACCATCTCTCGTGTACAATGGGGGGAAACTTCTCCTGAAGTTCCGCTTCAATTTCATTCATTCTCTCCTTAAATGTTGCTAGTAAGTCCATGCACTTGTACTGGTCCAAGAGCCACCCGTTTTGTTCCTGTTGCTGTACTGCAAACTGCACCTTATGTTCCAAGTCGATGGACTGCTGGTCAAAGTCTGCCATGTCCTTGGTCAACCGCTGGTGTACTGCTTCGGTGACTGTTACGTCTTGTATACAGTAGTCAATCATTTCCTGTGACAGTCTTGACCAATCGTTGTGGTCGCCTTTTGGAAAGCCTAGTTCGTTGCCCCAGTTGCGCAAAGAGTGTCCACCGGACTTGCTTGGGTCAAACAAACGTGACAACACCAGAGTATCGACTATGCGCTCAGGAGCCACAGAAAGCCCCCAGAGACGTTTTAACACTGGGAGGTCATAACCTATCAGATTATGTCCACAGACGCTTACAGAGCCTTCTAGGGCCTTACAGAGGGTGTCACAGGCAGTGTGTACAGTACTTACACCGTTTTCCCGTGTCACAACGCACCAGATGGTGTCTGGGTCTAAACCGTTAGCCTCAAGGTCAAGGTAGATCAAAAGTCTGCTCCTACTTCAGGGTTAGCTACTTCTTGCATTCTACCGGTGGTTCTATCGTACTGTAAGTAACACGCCGGGCCTGTCTCACCAGTGTAACGATTCTTCAGGACTCGAACAGTAGTCGTGTTCCTGATGTCTTCGTTGGTGTTCTGCTGATCACGTTCCATGCCTATTACTATGTCTGACAGTTGTGCGATTGCCTGTGAACCTCGTAGTTCACCCAAGGATATCTGAGCACCGTCCTCGTGTGCCTTACCTTGGG